CAGCCGCTCTGTCCGCTGGTGCTATGGCCGGTGTAAAATACAACGCTCAGATGGAGCAGTATATCACCAGTTTTGGGACCATGCTCGGCAGCGCGGAAAAGGCGCAGAACATGATCTCTCAAATTAAAAAGTTCGCTGCTGAAACGCCTTTTGAGCTGCCTGACCTCGCAAAGGGCGCGCAAACTCTGCTTGCTTTTGGTACAGCCGAAGAAAAAGTTCTGCCAATCATGAAAATGCTTGGCGATGTCTCCCAAGGCAACAAGGAAAAATTCGATGGACTTACTTTGGCCTTTGCGCAATGTCAATCTACTGGTAAGCTCATGGGGCAGGATCTCTTGCAGATGATAAATCAGGGCTTCAATCCCCTGAACGAAATCAGCAAGATGACTGGCAAAAGTGTTGCGCAGCTGAAAGAAGAAATGTCTAAGGGCGCTATCAGCGCCGAAATGGTTGCAGCGGCCTTTGAGCACGCCACAAGCGAAGGCGGCCAATTCTATAATGCCATGGAGGCACAGAGCAAAACTTTCAGCGGACAGCTCTCTACATTGAAAGACAATGCTCTTTCTTTGCTGGGTGAAATTACTGAAAGCTTCACCGGCAGTCTCAAAGATACCGCTTTGCCCCTCGTCAATGGCTGGATGACCGACCTCGCCGATGCTTTTCATCAAGGTGGGCACGAGGGTCTTGTTGTGGCCGCCGGCGATGTTATGAGCGACGCCCTCGTTACAGCCGCAGAGAATGCCCCTGGTACTGTCCAAGCGGCAGCAGGGCTTATTCGTTCCTTTGCTGCCGGTGTCTCTAAGAACAAAAAACGTATTTACTCTGCGGCTGTTGATATTGCCGCAACCCTCGGGAACGCTCTAGCGGACTTATTGCCTAAGAGTATCAGCGTTCCCGTCAAAAAGGCCATTTCCAGCGTACAAAGATCCTTTGAATCTGGCGGTCTGAAAAAAGCGGTCACAAGCGCCACTAAATTTATATCGGCGG